TACCAGAGCCTGTGACTGTCATGGCAGCGTTGTTTGATACGCCTGTACCTCCGTTGGCGGCTGCCAATGTGCCGGCCACAGTCACCGCGCCCGTTGTCACGCTAGATGGTGTCAAGCCAGTTGTGCCAAATGTGATAGAACTCACACCTGAACCCGCGCCAGAGAATTGTGCCCAAACAATTGCAGTCGTTCCAATCGTGCCACCGGCATTGGAAGTACACACCCACCCAGTGTCGGCCAAGGTAGTGCCTGTTTCCACAAACACATACGCACCAGGCACCTCGGCCCAAGTGTCCATGTCCGTGGTCCTGGTCCATGCACCCGCAGCGCAAAGATAAATGCCATTGTCGGCCTGGGTTGTTTGGTTTTTAACAAGCACTCGATCTGCTGCAACCAACACAATGCCATCAATGGTCTGGGTTCCACTTAGTGTGATGTTGGCCGTAGTACCAGCCACCACACTGGCCTTGGTATCCAAACCTTGAGCCACGTTGTCTACATATGCTTTGTTCGCAATGTCTGTTGATCCTGATGGTGTGGTGCTGATCGTGCCACTTGTCAAAGTGGTCGCACCCGTGACAGCAAGCGTTGTGCTCACAGTTGCAGCACCTGTCACGGTCAGTGCCCCCGTTGCAACCGTACTTGATAGCGTGGTCGCACCCGTGACACCTAAAGTTGTGCTGACTGTTGCAGCACCCGTCACAGTGAGTGCCCCAGTTGCCACTGCCCGTCCGGCGGTCAAATTGGCAATGGACACATTCACTGTTGTTGAGGACTGCACAATCGGCAAAACCTCGGTCCCTGCCACCGGTGTGGTGGCAGCCGTCAAAGCTGAGATTTTTGTATTTGCCATGCTAGTCGTAAACTGCGGTTGCGGTCACAGTGCCACTGATCACAATGTAGAGTCCATTTGAGAAACTGATCCCGTCCGATCCGGCAAACGTGTACATCGTGCTTGCAGTCGGGACGAACACAGCAAGAATAGTTTTGGTCGTGGTCGTGGTCGCAGAGTCATACACCGTGATCAAAGGTGTTGAACTGGCAGCACTTACAAAAATACCTTTGAGTTTTCCCAAAGACGTTTTGACGTTCCCTGTCGCTGATATTGCAAGATAATTTGCCATGTTAAATCCTTATGCTAAAAATTTGAGTCTGTAAATAACTCTCAAGTAAATGATCACAATTTCATCAATCAAATTTTGCAAAGCTGTATCAGACGATTCACATACGTCATACCTACATTTCTCAATTTCATCCAATTGAGATTGCAAAAACTCAGTGATGTTTGCTGTTTTCTTGTTTGGGGGAATGACCACTTGACCAATTAAGCCGTGCCGTCCTGAATAACTTTCTGCAAAATCATCGGCTGCATCAGCAATGTTTTTGTAGAAATGTTTTAAAGCTTTGTGCTTGCTGTATGACCTGGTGTTCAAATGGGTGCTGTGTGCAACGTCCCTGCCTAGAAACAGCAAGCCCACAAATTGATTGGCGTTCATTGCATACCCCCTTGCATCGGTGGTGCTTGCATGGGAGGTTGTGGCATTTGTTGCATGGGCGGCTGCTGCTCCATGCTTTCGCTTGGCATCTCTGGCGCACCAGGCACATCCATGTCGCGCCCTGGCATTTCACCAATCAAGTCACCCGAGGTGATCATGCCGTGCACGGTGCCTAGCACAATGTCTTGGATCTGCTCGAGACTCATGCCGGCCAGGGTTGCGCTGATGCGCTTGGTCTCAGCATCGTATGCCTTGACTTGTGAATCAAACTGTTTGACCTGGAGCTCTTGCGCCTCCATTGATTTACTGACGTTTTGAATGAGGCCATGCATCTGCTGCATTTCGGCTGTCATCTCTTCAATCTGCTTTTCAGCAGCTTGGAGCTCGGGTGGCTTGTCCCCATCGGCCAAAAGCTTGGGATCAATCGTCTTTCTAAAACGATCAGCCATCTCTTGAGCACCTGGCCAATCCATGTTTTTCACAAACAAGTCACCGGCCACTGCCCACAAATTGGGGTTGCCTTGCAGAATCTGACTCATGGCATCGAGCGACTCTTGGCGCTTGGTCATGTAGCTCGGACCCGTGGTCACCACCACATCGTAGGTGCCTACTCCCGGGTTGTAGATTTTTGCTATCGTGTTACCGGCCTGGTCCTGGATCTTACGCACGGGTTCCGGCTGATCTGGATTGATCCTGGCCATGTCAGTCTCGCCATCGGCACCGATGATTCTGGCAATTCTTTCAGTGTCATAGATCTTGGGGATCAAGTCCACCATCTGTCTGGTGCAGTACCTGATTGCTCGGCTCAAATTATCGACATAATGGTAGGTGCCCGTGTCCCCTTGCTTTGCCCTTGCGAGAATAGCCCGGCCGCTGCGCTCGTTGCTTGTGGCACCCAGGCTTGAGTCATACTGACCCGTGGTGCTCTTGATGTCATCGCTCGCACCCATTTTGGCTTGAATCAAACCGGTCTGGGCCATGGGGGGCAGTGAGCGTTGTGGCAGTGGCAGTGTTCCACCCATGCCATCGGTCACATTCGGATTGACCTCCAAATACGGCCAGTTGGTCGTGTTAGCAGTTTTCCACTGGTTCTCATAACCCTCAAATTGTCCACCATAGCCGATGAACGGTGCCTTGGGTGCTAGGGCCAACATTTCGGCCTCTTGGCTGCACCAGTAGTTGTACATCCTCTGAGCGTCCTTGCTGTTTCTAACAAGACCACTCACATACAGCTTGCCCTCGACCTCATACTCATTACCGACCACACGAATCACAGGGATGTACTTGCCGGCCCAATCTTGGGACTTTAAAACCTCATAGCCATTGGTCTTGCACCACTTGACCGTTTTGCGGTCCACCATTCTGGAACGGCCAGGCTTTAAGCCCATGGCTTTCATTTGCTTGTCTTCGGGCGAGCCGTCAAAGTGACTCATGTTGCCTGGATACAAGTTCAGCTTGGCTTGCCTGTGCTCAATGTAGTAATAGTCCGCAATTCGGACCGTGTCTTCGGTCAGCCACTGGCCCATCGATTGATCCCCAATGCCTTGACTCTCAATACTTGAGAGCGGGGTCGCGTCTGGGTACAGCCTCTCAAATTCTGACTTTAAGAGGTCTTCCGTGATAAAACAAAATTCCGCATCCGAACCACAAGGGTCTTGAATCGTTGGGTCCATGTAGACACTAAAGCTGTTCCTGATGCGACCAATCCTGATATCTTGATCAAAACTGTTTTCATAACAATACTCCGTTAAAAGCCTAATGTAGCCTTCACCATACGTCACTTGGTTTTCACACGCGGTGTCAAAAGCTACATCGGCATCAGACATATATTCAATATGCCTGACAATTCCATTAAAAATCTCTGCGACCTCAACGTCAGCCTTGTCGTCTGCAGGGATCACTTTACCGCTCGGGCGGTTTTGTCTTTGGTCGTTGGTGACTTGCCGAATGTGTTGCGGCAGTTTGTTGATTGTGAGACAGGGCCTTGCGTTGATCGATGAGCCTTGCACACTTGTGCGGGTGCCCAAAACACCGGCCGGCCACTGCCACTGGTTGTCTGGTGAGCCGGCCGCGAACCTCAAATCATCGAGCTCATCTTCCCTTGAATCCGCAAACGCACCAATGCACATTGATAGCCTGGTCCTGGCCGTGCTCAGTATCTCGGCCTCGGGCTCGTTGCCGTCAGAAACCTTCGCCGCTTCTTCAACGCCGTTGTCGTCATAGTTTTCAGAGTAGGCCATTATTTCTTTTTCTTCAAAGCTTGACTCTTAACCGAATACGCAATGGCCACGGCTTGCTTAATGGGCTTGCCGGCCTTGACTTCAGCCTTGACGTTTTTCTCAAAAGCTTTGGGGGTGGATGTTTTGGTCAATGGCATTAGCAATTCCAATTCTTGAGTGATGCTTTAGCCCGTTCAGCCGGGCCCTTGGCGTTCTTGACAACCCCTGTCATCCGCGCACAAAAAGAAGCCTTACGGCCCTCATCCTTTGCAGTCTTTGGATGAGGTGCCGGCGCTTGCAAATGACTGCCATTTTTAGAGTTGTACTCAGCACGGCCCTTGGCTGTCATCCCTGCACCGGCAGACGTTGGGTTGTAGGTCTTACCCTTGCCAACCGTCTTGTGCTCAATGGGCTTGTCGTGCTTTCTCATTTCTTGGCCGTCTTTGCTGATTGTTTGAAAGCGGCAGCCGTTGGAGCGCCTTTTGAGCCAGGCGTTCTCATTCGTTCTACTGGCTTGCCCTCGGCTTTTTGTTGAGAAATACGTTCTTGCTTTTTGTGAATATTTGCATAAAGTCCGTTTTTCATCATGCCTCCACCACTGCAGCAATGTCCATGTCCGTGATGATCTGAAACTGTTCACCGTCCACCGTATGTGTCGGCCAATCGCAATAATCCCCATTGCCGTATTTGACAAAATCACCGACCTGGACATCGGTCACATCTGGCCCAATGGCCACGACCGTGCCCTCGTTGAACGGCTCCTTGGAGTTGTTCACAATCAGCACCGTGCTTAACACTCGAACTGATGGACGGATCACAATTCTGTTCAAGGTAGGTCTTATCAATTTAACTCCCCATCCAACCGCTTGGTTGGTTTTGTTGTTGTGAATTTCTATTTGAGTAATCCCTGTACTCCCGGTGCGCTACGGGAAACGCAAAGGTCACAGCCAAAGCATCGGCTGCATCGGGACTTGCAAGCCCCCGAGCCCGCATCTCCTTCTTGCCTTCCAGATAAATCGTCCCACTCGAGTCCGGCCTCCTGGTAGGTCCAATCAAGTCAGCCCTCAACTGCCGATCCTCTGGGATGCTCGCAGTCCTGAGCCACACCCTCATGTCGTTCCACATCTCGGCTCTCTTGTTCCCAAACGCAATTGGGCTCTTGGCCTTGTTGCCAAAATTCACGCCTCTGACCTTGTACCGCTGCTCAACAAGTCTATCGAGCACCCCATAACCTAAACCCCCTTCATCGATGACTGTCAATGCCGGCGTGTACTCCTCAATGGCCTCGATCACACGGCCCACCACCTCCATGGTGTCCTCGCCTGAGTAGCGCTTGAGCGCAATGAGATCTCGGCCTTGGCGCACCGCAATGACCGTGGAGTCGGCACCTCCACGCGCCGGGTCCACGCCGATCACAATCGGTGCTGTAAAGTCCTTCCACTTTGTTCTCTTGGCAGCATCATCGACCAGGCTGCCACTGATGAACTGGTCATCTCCAAAGCTTGGAAACTCACCATACACTTCAATCTTCGCTTGACTCGAATCAATCCCATATTCGGCGATGATTTGCTCATAAACGCTCTTGTCAGTGTCTTCAACTGTCCTTGCGTCTACGCTCCTTGTGTCCCAAAAGTTGCGCTTTGCGTGAAATGTCTCAAAGAAGTAACCTGAATTGCGGCGTGGGTTGGAAAATGCAAACCAATACCGGTCCGGTGTGTTCTCGGTGAAAAAGC